CAGAAATACGAGATCAAATAGAGTTGAGAGGTCCAGCAACAGATTTGGCAAAAATTTGGCAAGAGCATAGATATGGGCTACAGGCATTGAAGCCGGCATTTGAGCCCATTTGTGTTTTTCAGAAACCTTATGATAAAGTGCCTCTTGATAGCATTGTTGAAACTGGTGCCGGTACGATGTGGATTGATGGAAATAGGGTCGGAATAGACGCCATTCCAAGTAATCAGTTTGATGATGGAATGAAACCATTTGGACATGGCGCTGGCCATTCTTACACCAGAACAGAAAATAGTGGTAGATGGCCAGCAAATGTTATTTTGAGTGGCGATGTTGGCCTGCCCTATGAAAAATTTTTCTACTGTGCTAAACCAAGAAAAGAAGAACGTGACGCTGGCTTAGAAGAATTTCCAGATAAAGAGAGATTTACTGTTAAGCAGGGAATGACTGGCATTAGCGGAGATAGAAGAAGTGGTGGTAAAAACCAAAAATCAATACCGGTTGGAAAATCCATCGTAAAGAATACACATCCTACAGTAAAGCCAATAAAACTTACAAAACATTTGACTCAATTACTATTACCACCCGATGAGTATTCTCCTAGAAGACTGCTTGTTCCATTTTCTGGTTCAGGATCAGAAATGATTGGCGGTCTATTGGCAGGTTGGGATGAGATTGTTGGTATCGAAATTGAAGATGGCGTCTGTGAAATTGCCGTCAAAAGGCTAGAGTATTGGAAAAATGAAAATAGATAAAAATCTTTGTTTTTATTGTGAGAAATGGTACGCCGATCCAGAGGATGCCAGAAAATGTGAGAATGAGCATGATGTTTTATTTGTTCCAATTCTTAGAGAAGATTTGAACAGACTGTTGAATTTTATCGCTACAGGTGATAGGACACTTTTGACTGAGCGGCTTTCTAAAACACTTTTCAGATATACTAGGGCTTCAATAGATGAGTAAAAGAAAAGTAGGACGACCAAAAGATATTGTGTGCATCCTTTGTAACAAAAAAGTTTTGAAAAATCAGCCAAGAATGATTATACCAATAGATAAACCAATATATTTGAACATTATTGTACACCACGATTGTTTGAAAAAATTTGACGAAAACAGCCTGAAAAATGCTGTAATTCAGCATATTCAGGGATTTTTATGATATAATTAGAGAGGAAACAGTGGAAAAAGAAGAAGTTATTATTGTCGAAGAAGGGGGCCTGATTGTATATACTGACATGAATACAGATGTCATAAAGCTTGCTGAAGCAAAGAGAGAAGCTTATTGTCCAAACTGTGGAACAATTATGGAACTAAGTGGAAGATGTAAAATTTGTGCAGAATGCGGCTGGTCATCTTGTGATTTATAGGTAAATTATGGGAAAGGAACGATTGACTTTGCCTAATAAGGCAAAGATGCGAAATCTGAAGCAGTATCAAAATTTGACTGATGAAGAGTTTGAGGAGATGTGGGCCGAACGTGAAAGAGCCCTTTCTATTTCTCCAGAGGCTCTCGAAGCCCGTGTCAACGAAACTCTGGCAAAATTGGCAGATGATTATGACATGGACGATATGAAGTCAAATGACATGATTCAAATACGAGCGCTTGTGCTGGCACAGATTCAATTAGAGGATTTAGAACAAACGGCTTTTACTCTTAGGCAAGAGGTAGACCACCAATCCGTTCAGATACTTGAGAAGGTAAACCGTATTCTCGGTGGTCTACGTAAAGACATTTCAGAAATTTCTAATGATCTTCAGCTTACTCGAAAAATACGAAAGCAGAGTAAAGAAGCTAGCGTAATAGACGCTCTTAATGATCTTAAGATAAAGGCTCATAAATTCTACAAAGAGAAAATGCTTTATATTTTCTGCCCAGAGTGCAAAATGCTTTTATCTACTTTATGGCTTCAATATTCTGATACAGAAAGTTATTTACATGTTACCTGTAATAGATGCGGCCATGAATTAAAGCAAGAATTATCTTCACTTTATGAAACAGGTAATAAGAACTTAGATGATGTTATGCTACCATGATAATAATCAACTGGGGGTAGAATAGTGGGAGAAATACTAAAGGAGAGGCGGCAACGCAAACAATTTACGCATTGTTTGAATAAGGAGAGGAAATGAACATTTTGTTTTTAGGAGGCGGAAGACGAGTACTTCTCGCAAAAAGGTTTATTGAGCGGGGGCATAGTATCTTCTCATATGAGTTGGATAAAAATGTTCCAATTAGCTCAGTAGCAGAGGTTATAGAAGGATTACCGTGGCAACATGACGATATCCTCTGGGATATAATGTCAAAAATAGAGACACATGAAATTGATCTGGTAATTCCATTGATGGATGCAGGAGTGAGAGTATGTGCCTTGTTGCCTAGAAAGAGAGCATTATGCTCCAGTGTGAAAACGGCGGAACTTTGCTTTGATAAGCTGGCTTTGGAATCTTTCATGGTAAAGAATTTTCCTGAGCTATATCCAGAGCTTGATATTATGCCGCCACTTATTGCCAAGCCTCGCTATGGTTTCGGTTCCAGAAATCTAATCTTAATGAATAATAAATACGACGTAAGCGAGTTTCTTGGAAGAGATGACGTTGAAGACTATGTCGTTCAGAAGAAAATTATTGGAAAGGAGTATTCAGTTGATTCGTATTTTGACAAATACGGAAATTGGGTTGACTCTGTACCCAGAGAGAGAATCAGAGTTGGTAGCGGGGAAGTAATCACGAGCTTGACGGTAAAAAATGAAGAATTGATTACTTGGGCAAAGACTATTGGGGAACAATTGCAAATGATTGGTCCTTGCAATATGCAATTTATTATTGAAGATAATACTAGAAGGGTGTTTTTCATTGAGGCGAATGCACGATTTGGCGGCGGTTTTACATTAAGTATGAAAGCAGGACTTGATGTAATTTCTTTGATAGAAAGAGATTATTTCGAAAAAGAATTCAAATATGCGGCTGGAAAATGGCAAGAGGGTTTGTTGATGGAGCGGAGTTATGAAGACCATTACTTTGAAACCGCCTAAGAGAATTGTCATAGACTTGGATGGTACAATCTGTCAGGAATTACCTACATTCGATAGATCNNTAGAAACAATTAATAAACTACATGATGCTGGTTGGTTTATTATAATTTATACAGGTAGGGGGTGGGCAGAGTATAAGATGACAAAGTATTGGCTAGATGCGGCGGGAATCAAGTATGATGTGCTTTTATGTGCTAAACCAATTTATGATATTTGGTTAGATGATAGAGCAATATGTTTTGAGAAGTGGGAAAATCTTACTTTTGAGGAATAACGTGGGAGCACAATTTAGAACAGAAATAATCAAAATAGTAGCAAATGGTAAGGAATATGCAATTAAAAATCATGAGTGTTCTGTTGTTGATCCTGTTGGACGAGTATTCGAATTTGAAGGAGAATTTTATAGAGCTATACGAAGTAAATATATAGAAGATTATAAGCAACTGCTATCATCACCAAAAATTGGAGATTTTTTTGACGCCGGACTGGTGGAAACAGCTATATCTGATATAGAGACAAAAAACTTTGGAATGCTTGTAAAACATAAAAAAGTGGATTTCAAATCATTGTGGTATGAGTGGGCACCTAATATGCTCCGAGACGGAGCCAAAATGGTGGCTAAATTGGGAAAGATACTTTATCAAAATGGCTATTGTTATAAGGACGGGAATCTTGGAAATGTCTTATTTGATTATACAAGACCGGTGTTTATAGATTTGGGCTCTATTTTACCTCTTGAGAAGATTCCTAATAGTAGAAATTTAAATCCCGCTCTTTTTCCCTGGGAATTTAGTGGGGCTTATATTAAAAACTGGTTTGGAATGATGGAAAAATATTCTAACCTGACCAAAAAAGAGGCATTTAAAATAAGAGAAGAGCATAAGAACGATGCCTTAAGCTTTTTTGATGCAATTTGTGAGTATCTCGATCACGCTGAATTTGAATATAATACTACAGAATGGAGAGGTTATGGAGCAAGACAGTTTGATTTTGATAGGGGCTTAAATACTAAACAACAATCTTTTTATGAGCTTTTATCAAATTTAAACGATGCAGAGACTGTTTTAGATATTGGCGGAAACAAAGGAGCTTTTTCAAGAGTAGCGCATGATTTGGGATACAAAGTGGTAAATTTTGATATAGATATTTATTCGATTATGCAGCTTTACGAACACGAGAAAAAAGCAGGAAGAAGAATTTTACCTCTTGTGATGAATTTTATGAAGCCATCTGAGAGATATCGTGGACATGCTGATGCATATGATAGATTAAAGTGTGATGTAACATTATTTTTGGCCCTAATACATCATCTTTCACTTCGTCAAGGAATTACTTTTGAAGAGATTGCAGATAGATTAAGTAAATTTACTAAGAAATACTGTATGGTAGAATTCATTCTTTTGAGTGATATTCATGTCGGTAATTGGCCACAGCCGCCCTGGTATAGAAAAAGTAATTTTGTTGAGGCCATGAGTAACGTTGGCTTTGAGATGATAAGACAAATGAAATCGGCACCATCACCAAGAGAGATATTATTTTTTAGAAAAAGGAAAGGATAGTATGGATACAATAGGAAGTTTAATAGATAAACTTGTCACTGTAGACATGAAAATGTGGTATGCACAAGAAGTCTTTTATAAAATTCGTCACATGACTTTTGATGAATTCAAAAAAGAATATTATAATGAAAAAGGAATGAAAAAACTTTGGAAGCAATTTCAAAAAGGAATTGATTTGAATCTTCAGCGAAATGGGCTGATAGATGAAATTGATGAATCTTTGGTAGAATTAGTTACAATGCTGCTTGATGGAAAAGATATAGATGGACAATTCATCCAACGTAAACATAAAACGTATTAGCGAGTGACAATTTATAACTTTATGAGAACAGCAGGAACTAAAGCATGAAAAAAGCATATTTTGTAATGGGACCAGAAAGTTCAGGAACTAGAATGATGACCCAGGCTATTCAATCTACCAAAGATTTTGGTGTTGGTGGCGTTAATATTAATAACGGCTATGTGTGGAAGGCCAAGTGGGTAGATGATTCTACAAATATAATAGATAGTATAAAAAAGGCACCAGATGAAATAATTTTAGTGAGAAGCGTACCAAGGGGTGGCTGGCCCAATAAAAAATGGCCAAATATTGCTGAAATTTGCCAAACCTTAATAGAAAATGATTATAGAGTATTTCCTATAATAATGTCACGTTATTATGAATATACTGCTAAATCTCAGGCAAATAGAGGACATGTTCCAAACGAAAATCTCGGCAAAGAGATGATAAAAAAAGCCCATAAATATATTCTTGATGCTCTGAAGAAAGTAAATTTACAATTTTATTTAGTAGAATATGAAGAATTTGTTACCGATCCCGATTATCGTAGAGCAGTATTTAAAGCATTAAATTTGGATAGAGAACCACAAATGGAATTTTTCAATGCAAATGAAAAATACCAGAAAGGGTAGGAGTATGATACCGGTTTATAAACCGTATTTTCCAGCGGGGTCTTTAAAATATGCACATGATGCTTTAGAATCTTCGTGGATATCATCAAAAGGCCCTTATCTGAAGATACTGAAGGACAGGCTAGAAAAATTTTGGGGCACAGAATATATAATTCTTACAAATAGCGGCACTGCCGCTAATCATCTAATGCGGATTGCATTGGAGGCCAAGTATAAAGACAGAAGAACAATTTTTGCTCCAAACAATGTATATGTGGCGGCATGGAATCCATTTCTATTTGATGACACTTTTAGAGTGGAGTTCTTTGATGCTGACATAGATACATGGAACATGAACCTTAACAATATTATATTTCCGGAACACTGGAGTTCAATTGTTCTGATTGTACATAATCTTGGAAATATTGTAAATGTTCCAGCATTTCGTGAGAAATATCCAAAAGCAGTTGTTGTAGAAGACAATTGTGAGGGCTTCGGAGGATCGTACCGAAATCTGGAATCTGGAACTGCGTCCGATATTTTCACGGTGTCCTTTTTCGGAAATAAAAATGTTACTAGTGGAGAGGGCGGCGCATTTATCACATACGATAAAGAATTGTATGAGGCAGCCTATAAATATTGGGGTCAGGGTGTTTCCGTAGATAATAACAAAAAGTTTATTCATAACGGCATTGGTCATAATTATCGTATGACAAACGTTGAGGCAGCCATTCTTCTTGGACAATTGGATAACTGGACAGAAATAATGCTGCGAAAAGCTGTAATTTGGGATCGCTACTATGAAGCATTTTCTGAAATGAGTGGGCTTGTTCTTCAGAAAAAAGATGATGACACTATTCCATCACATTGGATGTATGGAATTCGAGTTCTTGGACAGGATTCTTATGAAACAGCCAACAAATTTTTTAGCGAAAGGGGCATAGAAACAAGACCAATGTTCTATCCAATGAACTATCACGGACATCTGAAAAAATTTGGAGGCGAAACACAGGTGGCAGAATTATTAGCAAAGGAGGTTGTTGTTCTACCCTCATTTCCAGAACTAACAGAGGAAGAACAAGACCATATTATAAAGGCAGTAAAGGACTATGTTCGATAATGTAGTATTTTTCAATTGGTTTGGTAATGGAGACGTGTTCAATAATAGGGCTTTTGTAAAAGAGCTTATGGAGAAAATTCCGGCAAACAAATTTTGGTTTGCACATGGAAAACATCCTCGTTTACTAGAAGATATTGATGGATTACATTATTCCAAGATCACACCACGAATGGAGGGTCGTTGGAGAACCAAAGTATACGGCAATGATTTATATATCAACACATGGATTGGATTGAATCCTAGACATGTGTTACCAGGAGTTGGTTGTACTTTAGAAAACTATCATCTGATGTATACTGAAATACTGGATAATCTTAACATTAGTTTTGGGCTAAATATAAAGCTTGAAAAATCTATTCCAGAATATCTGCCTAGAATCGATTTCGACAAGATAAAAGAATTTCACCCTAAACATGTGGAAAGAATTTATAACTTCAAAGATAATATATGGCCTGAAAGAATTGTTCTAATTTCTAACGGGAATGTGCAATCAAATCAAGCAGAAAACTTTGATATGACGCCAGCAATAAAATTACTGGCCTATGGCTACGAGGATGTGGCTTTTGTACTAACGCACCGAGCGCCAATCTGTAAGGACAATGTGTTCTTTACTAATGACATCATCCGCACAACTACTGGAACTGATCTAAATGAAATTTCGTTGCTAAGTAGATTTTGCGATACAATTGTTGGAAGAAGTTCGGCACCATACACATTTTGCTTGACATTTGACAATCACTTTGATGAAGAGAAAGCCTTTGTAGCCTTCTCATATAGCTTGCCTGGTAGTTTCTTTATACATGAGCACGGGACACCAGCTAGAAAATTTTGGACACGGCTGACAGATATTGAGGCAGTAGTATTTACAATCAAGGAGGCGCTCAACAGATGAAAACGCTTATAGGAATGGTTACGTTTGGAAACCTGGAATTTACAAAATTGGCAGTAGATGGAATCAGGCGAACTGTTACTGAACCATATGACATGTTTCTAGTTGTTGGTAAGCCATATGATACAGGAACGGTAATGTATTTACAATCAGAGGGAATTCCATTTATTACTCATGATTTGAATTGGGGCTTTCCAAAATCGTTGAATGATATTTATGATTATGCTTGGAAAGAGCACGATTATGATAATCTAATCGTAATGGGAAATGATGTAATTCCATATCCCTATGCAATTGATTCTTTGATAAAGGTCGCAAACGCCACCGATAATGCATGGGTATGTGCTCAAGAATATGATGTAAAATCTTTATGCAGAGATTTCCCTGAAGCTCGAAAATATTTTCATGGAAGTAGCTATCAATTTGTAGATTTTGGTAAAGCCGCGCCCTGGAGAATTGGAGATAAATTTAGAACTTCTGAAATAGTTACAAATGGGGCCGGATTGAGTGATGTACATAATCTAGCACTTTTCAAAAGAGAGGTTATGGAAAAGATTGGTTACATTGATGTAAATTTTTATCCAGCCTATTATGAAGATAATGATTATGTGCGACGCGCGATACACGCTAATTTAAAATCTTGCAGAGTAAAAAATGCAGTTTATTTCCACTTTTGGAGCAGAACAATTCATCAAGGAAGTGGTGGTTCAACTAATAGATACTTTGAAATGAATAGAAATTTTTATCACATAAAATGGGGAGGAGACTTCGGGCATGAAAAATGGGATGTTCCATTCAACGGACAGGTTTATCATTTTGCGGGTGTAGATAACCAACCCACAATAAATATTCAAGATAGAGATAATGAAGAAATTATAATTAGCTGGTGGATGTCTAAACGATAATGGCTATAACTGAAAAAGTAAAAAGAGAGGACCTAATACTTTATGAAGTACTGCGTCACCCAGTATTATGTGGTGAATTTTATCGGAGTCTGGACATACCAAGTTGGTCAGATGAAAAATGGACATATTCAAAATATCAAAAAGAATATCTAGCCGACTTTTCGCATTATGTATCTTTATGTTGTGGGCGTGCCGTAGGCAAGACGGTATCGCTTACGGACTATATCGTATGGATTCTGATTAATAATTTATTTCCACAGGAATACATTGTATACACTGTTCCAAGTAAAGCTCACCTGGAGCCGGTATTCTTCAATCTAACAAAGGTATTCAGAAACAATGAGCTATTGAAGCATTTTATTGAACCAAAAAAGGGCATCAATGCCTCTAACAATACTATACGCTTATTGAATTCTGCAGAGTTGATTTGCCGTATTGCAGGACAGAGTGGTACCGGAGCCAATGTTGTGGGCCTTCACACACCAGTTATTATTTTGGACGAGGCAGGCTATTATCCTTGGGGCACATGGGTAGAACTTCAGCCTGTATTAAACTCATGGCAGGAGGGACATAAATTATTCGTATCTGGAGTTCCAACAGGACTTAGAGAAAATAATGTCCTTTATTATGCAGACGAGGTTGATGATAAATTCAGTCACCATAGAACTTCTGCTCATGATAATCCGCGATATACAGAAGATGATGAACAACGAAATATAAAACAATATGGTGGAAAAGATAGTGAGGACTATACTCATCTAGTTTTGGGACGACACGGTTCGCCAACTTTTGCTGTATTTGATAGAAGGTTACTAGACATTCAAACTTACAGCATTTATAAAGTCAAAGTAAATGGAATCGAGGATGGCTATTCAGACATTATAAATAAGCTAGCATTGATACCGCCGCTTCCAGAACATGACTTAGCAATAATGGGCGTTGACCTCGGATATACAGAACCAACAGCAATTGTACTTTTATATGAAAAGAATGATAAAATAAAATTCCACTGTAGAATACAGTTTACCAAAGTGGAATATCCGCTACAAGAAAAAATAATTGATTATCTAGACGACAAATTTGGGCGTCCAGAAGTTATAGGAATAGATGCTGGAAATGAGCAGGGACTTGTACAGCATCTGCTACATGACGATAATTACGTACACAAGAAATACGACAAACGACTTTTTCCAGTGAAATTTGGGGCATGGTTAAGTTTAGGTCACACTCCAGATGGAGAAGAAATAAAAACCAAAACAAAACCATATAGTGTAAGTCTGTTGCAGGAATACAGTAATTCTCATAAAATTATTTACTCATCTACTGACTTAGAAATGATTACAGAAATGGAAAGGATGACATATACAAAGACGCCAACTGGAGAAGTTGTATATAGAACTTTAACTCAAAAGGGCGGTAAAAGAGGTGCTGACCACTTTACATCAGCATTATTATGTGCAATGATTACATATTTCTTGTTAGTTGATGGAAGATTATTTACACAAAAACGGCCCACACTTGCGGCGGCTAGATGGGTGAGAGGATAAACAAATGGTTGACAAAACAAAGAAACTAGCAAGCGCTCTTGCGGGTTCATATACCATCTATCAATCAATGACTCGAACTTGGGCAGATAACCCTTGGGTTTCAACAGTTGATAGATTAGCCTTTGATGACCATGATAAATATGAACAGGTCGTCAAGGATTGTAGATTTTACTTTAGACACGATCCACTAGCATCTACGGTAATTCATAAACTGGTTGATATTGCTATTAATGGTTTATTTATACAAGCAGACGGAACAGCTAATGTTACAGAAAAGGCAATTTATGCTGCTCTTGAAAAAGATTTGATGGTATTTTTGAGAAAGGCAGCTTTTGAGTTTTTAATTACAGGTTTACTGGTTCCAGAAATCAAGCTGACTAGAATCAAAAAGCAAGATTTGCTTAATAAGAATATAAAACGACTGGATACGCTTATGTATCCTACAAGTATGTGGTTGCGAGATTCAAAAGATATTGAAATAAAACGCCCACTTATTACTGAACGAGAATCATACTTTTTGAGGATTCCCGAAGAAGTACTATTCTTTATTCAAAGTGATGGCGAGTATCCAGATGGCGAAAGAGACATAGAACTTTACAAAGAGATTGTTAAACTTTATCCAGACTTTGTAAGACAGATCAAAGAGGGCGCTACAAAAGTATTATTGGAAAATCCCTTGGTAATCAAGAGCTTATCATTGGCGGATTCGGCCTATCCAATTCCTTACCTTTATCCGGCATTAGAGGCGTTAAAGCATAAAAGAAATCTACGTAGAATGGATTATTCAGTTGCAGCCAGAGTTATTAGCGCTATTTTGCATGTAAAAGTGGGCAATGATGATTTTCCACTTACAGAAGATCAAGAGGATGAACTAGCGGACTTGGAGAATAAATTCAAGTGGCGGGAGACACTATCAGCTGATGACATCGAAAGAGTTTTTGCTTTTTTTACTAACCATACGGTAGAATTAAATTGGGTATTTCCAGAAGTTGAAACACTTTTGAATGACAAGAAATATGATACAGTAAACCAGGATATCATGGTGGCCCTCGGATTTCCAAGAATTCTGATCACGGGAGAAACGGAGCGGTCATTTGCATCTGATCCGCAGATTGCTACATTATCACCACTTCAGACAATGCAACAATTACAAAGACAATTATTACCTATTGCTGAAAAAGTACTTTTGGAAATGAGAAGATACAATAAAGTTATGACCACATATCCGATTGTAAAATTTAAGCCAATCAATTTGATGAGTCTACAGCTATTTTATGACGGCCTTACAGCTATGTATGAAAGTGGTAATCTATCACGTACAGATTACAATGAGGCTTATGGTTATGACTTCTTGGAGACACAGGAAAAGCGTGCCAAAGAAGAAGAACTAATGAAAAAGTTGGGCGTAGACCCAGTTGCACCTTCAAATGTACCTGGGGCAGGCCAGCCTGGACAAAAAAAACCTGAAGGAAGGCCGTCAAGCCCGCCGGAATCTAAAGGTAAATCACCTAAGGAGTAGATATCATGCCTAAAGAATATGAAGAATGTGTAAAATCAGAAGTTGCCAGGGGTAGAAAACTAAAGGATGCACAAAGAATTTGTGCAATCGCTTATTACAAGCGGCATGGAAGAACTCCTCAACAGGATGAGGGCAAGGCGGCCTTTGATGGCTTTGAACTGGCTTTGTTTGAAGTGTTGCCACTTATTGATGGCGCATTGACAGAGAAATCCTCAAATGAAGACCAAAATTAGGGCAAAAAGAGGGCAAAATACGATGAAAACTGTCAACATAATCGCAAAAGATGTACAATTAATGGTAGACGATGAGAAATTAGGTGAAGCCGTCGCTTCAATTTCTCTAAATCCCAACGTGGCTTGGCTGAAAATGGTTATTACTGATGATAAGCCAAATGCCAATGCTATGCGTATTCCTAAAGAGGAATTCGGAAATGTTCTAAAAACTGCTGTTTATATGCCAATTAAAATGGCAAGGGGTAACATCAGCGAAGGACATGACGAAACTTTTCCTCTAGGTTCAATTGCCCATTTAGTCGAAAAGGATGATCACGTTGTTGCATTGGCAGCACTTTGGACCAAAGAACGTCCAGAGGATATTAAATATCTAAAAGAAAGATATACCAATGGACAGTCTATTGATGTCTCTTGGGAACTTAATTATGACGTTGAGGCATCTCAAAAAGACGAATCGGGCATATTGGAACTAAGAAATATAGAGATGAATGCTGTAACAATTGTGGGCCTGCCCTCATACATGGGAAGAACTCCTGTTACAGCGATAGCATCAAAAGAAGATCATCAAGGAGACAATAATACTATGGACACCATTAATCGAGAAGACCATGACAAAATAGTTGCCGGTCTAAATAAAGAGATTAATGAGCTAAAAGATGAGCTAAAAGCAGCTACCGCCGAAATAGAAAAGCTTCGTCCTATGGAAGAAGAATTGGCAGGCTTGAAATCAGAGCTGGATGACCTAAAGCCAAAGTATGAAGAGCTTGCTACTTTCAAAGCAACCATTGACGCAGAGAAAGAAAAAGAAGAGAAATTGGCGGCTATTCGTAGCAAATTTGCTGAGGCTGGTCTTGAGGCCACAGATGAATATTTTGCCGAACGTGAAGAGAAACTTCTTGCTATGAGTGATGAACAAGTAGACTTTTTCATTCAGGAGCTTGTTGCTTTCAAGCAGGAACCTGATGAAGAAGACGCTTCGGCAGAAGCATCAATTAGCATCACATCAAAACTTCCTGATGTAAAAGGGAAGACTCAGGGTGATGTAGAAAAGAAAGACGTTGTAGAATTTCTACATAGTCTAGACAAGAGTAAGTAATTACTTTGGAGAAATAAGAGATGGAAATCAATAAATATACCGACATTATTGGAGTTGTAACAGGAGAAGACATTCCAGAAGGTCGTATGGTTATCTTGACAAGTCATTCAGAGAACTACGACTTTGGAAGCAAGGTTGACCTTCCTGGCGTTAGACTACCTGCGGACTCAACAGAAGCGGCTAATGCTAAATACTGCCTAACTTGGCCAGTAAGTAACGCTAACGCAGAGGGCCCAATCAAGATGTTCATCCCGACTCCAAGTTTTACTTATGCACTACGTAGGGGTGGATGGGACCAAGACAGCAATGTTCCATTTTCAGCCTATGTGCATTTGACATATCCTGGTCACAAAGAGGGCGTTACAATCCCATCTGGATATCAGGCATTAGCTTTTGATCGTGGTGTATTCACCGTTCCATCAGGTCACTTTGTTTACAGTTCCGAACTGGCTACTCCTGGTGCAAAACTAGAAGTATTGAATAAAGCAGACGATGGTGCGTCAGAAGCAGGGAAGCTGGCATATAGCGCTTCAGGTGCTATTGCGGTAGTTGAGAGATTCGATCTAGAAGAATACTCACTAACATTTAGGACTTTATAAACTAGGGAGATAACTAGCCATGAAAGACGAAAAGAAAGTAGCCGAAGCAGTTGCTTCTATGATGTCTGACCCTCTAAAGAGAGATGCATTGGCTGAGATTATCGTAGAGTACGTACAACCAAATCACCTTACTACTGATTTTATTTCAGGGTTGCTAAATACTCGAAGATTAAAGCCAGGCGATTCTCTTGTTAAGAAGGTCCGTAAGGGCATCAAGGTACGTACATTGGTACCAGGGGCAGTGCACCTAGCCAGCGAAATCACCGTTTCTGAACGTATGAACTATGTTCTTGACGGTGCAGATGTGAAAGTTACCTACAACCAGTGGGAACTTGAGAGCGGAGAAATTGGTACGATTCAAGAGATTCGCCGTGAAATGGCCGCAAAGCTGAATGATTATTATATCAATAAGGTGTTTACAGCCCTTTCAACTATCTGGACAGCCTCAAATACTCCAAGCAACTTTACATCAGTTGGTGGAACCATTGATGCAACTTCGCTTGAAAATGCAATTAATACTATTAACCAAACAACCGGCGGAGCGAAAGCTATTGTTGGTTCTCGTGTCGCAGTAACCCCGATTACTAAGTTCGCTGCATTTTGGAGCGACGGCACAAATGTTGGTTATAGTCCAGATGATATTCAGGCCATTCGCCAAACAGGATGGCTTGGAAAATATTATGGCGTTCCGATCAAAGTTGTTGAACAAGTTTGGGACAATCCAGAAGATTACAATGCTTTAGTACCTACCGATAAGATTCTTGTTATCGGTGAGAACGTTGGTGAATTCATCACTTATGGTGATGTGAAAACCAAGCAATGGTCAGATATGAACCCAACTCCTCCACAGTGGATGTTGGAAATTTACCAGCAATTTGGTTTAATCATCGACAATGCTATGGGCATTTTTGTTCTTGGTGATTTGTCATAATTGAACATTATGGGGGGCGGACTTGGTCTGCCCCCCTTAGAACCCTTAAAATCAAGAAGGAGAATATTATGGTTAAGGACTACGATGCTTATTCTGCTATGCAAGAGGGCGAGCCGATTAAGCGATACATTAAGACTATTTTGGGCAAGGTTCATGTTGTTGTACTTAATCCCTTCTCGGAAGAACCAGAAGGGGTTATTCTAGAAGGAAGACCAGGAAATATGGATGATCTTCCAAATATGGTAGTGGACTTGTGGACAAATAAACAAGTCGTATTTTTTGAGAAAATGAATAAAAAGCACTTGGATGCTGGAAGACTTGCTCTAACAAGCAAAACGGCACCTCAACAAAAATCACCAAATGTGCTAACTGATGAAGAAATTGATGAAATTCTGGCAAGCAAGTTTCTTGCTCTAAAGAATAAACTCAATAAATTCACGGACCCAGCGCCTCAAACATATTGAGGAGAGGCTTACTGAGCTACAAATGGAGGGCTATCTTCCATCTAAAGAATCCACATCTGAGGAATAATAATGGCTACTGTGAATCTTTCATATTTGATTCCTCGGCTAAGGCTTCATTTAGGCGATATAGATGCAACTAGCTATAGATATTTGGATGAGTGGTTGGGACTGTCATTAGTAGCGGCCATCGAAACGTTACAGCCCTGGTGGAATTATAAATACTTGGTTGATGAAAATGATGATGTGTACCGTAATACGACAGTAAGATTTTTACATAGTGAGCCGCCGGTAATTGAGAGAGGCGATATTAGACCAATAATTTTGATGGCCGCTATTATTATAAAATCTGGACAACTGGAAAACTTATCTTGGAGTGTCGGGGCTTGGAGAGATGCAGAAATATCTTACTCTAATATTGAAGCCAGCCGAAGAAAAGACGAAATGCTTCAAAGAGATTGGACTGAACTGACCAACATTCTGAAGCCACCACAAAAAAGACTAGCTAGCTCTAACAAAGGCCATTTGCCAGGTTACGTTGGCAGTGTGAGAGAATATGACTAAAGGAGACAAAAATGTCTAAAGGGAATGGAAAAAAGACTAAAATTCTTTGGGTAGGGGATGGCGTTGCACCAACAGGATTTGCTAGAGTAAATCATAATATAATTAAGAATTTAAGTGAGAATTATGAAGTACACCATCTAGCAATTAATTATCGGGGCGATCCTCATGAGTATGCCCATAAGATTTATCCTGCGGCTGTTCCAACAGCTAATATGCAAGATGTATGGGGATTTGCAAGATTTGTGAATTTGATTGCGGTAATTAGACCCGACATCATTTTTATTCTGAATGACCCATGGATAATACAAAAATATCTTGCACTTATTATTGAAGCAAAAGGAAGAGTTCCAAATATTGAGAAAATACCCATNNNNGACGCTTACTGGTTTCGAGATTATAATGAACTTGTAAAAAAGGTATGCGTTTACACAGAATTTGGTAAACAAGTTGTTTTAGAAACAGGAGCCGTCAATCCATCAATTATTGAAATAATTCCACATGGTACGGCTAAAGATACATTTTATCCAATAAAAGATATTAAGGATGCAAAAGGTAATATTATAAAAACTGGAATACAGCTTGCTAGAGAGGCAATTTTACCAGTCACGCAAAAACCAGAACTTTTGAACTCCTTCATTGTACTAAATGCTAATAGAAATCAACCAAGAAAGCGTATTGATATTACCATAAAAGCTTTTGCAAAATTTGTAAAAGATAAACCTAGAAATGTAAAGCTATATCTCCACATGGGTACGCAGGATATGGGATGGGATATTGTAAAGCTGGCCGTCAGATATTCATTCGATGAGCGGCTAATTATCACATCAAGCAGTCCATCATTGTCATGGGTTCCAGATGAAAAATTGAATATGATTTATAATGCCTGCGATGTTGGATTGAACACAAGTATGGGCGAGGGCTGGGGGTTATGCAATTGGGAGCATGCCGCCGCCGGACGGCCACAAATTGTAGGAGATCACTCTGTATCCCGTGAATTGTGGGGCGATAATGCAATATATATTCCAACTATCGCAGATCATTTATATGAGATAACTCACACGTGCGGAAGAGTCGTGAGCCAACTATCGCAGATCATTTATATGAGATAACTCACACGTGCGGAAGAGTCGTGAGCGTAGATGGAACAGCGGAGGCACTAGAATTGGCTTATCAAGATTGGTTAAAAGGTGGAAAGATGCTGCGTAAGTTGGGGCAAAATTCCTATAAATTGGTAAGACAAGATAAGTATGATTGGAAAAATGTTGCTAAACAATTTGAAAAAGTTTTTGAGGAAGTAAATGTCAATTACGTGGCCACCTAATACTACAACTGTAATAGATGAA